AGAGATTTAATTACGATCTTCGATCGATTCGTAGGTCCAAAGAAAGGAAGTATGGTGGCTCAAGATGCTCGAGTTCAAGTCCGAACTCCAGATGGAAAACATTATGATGTTATGGGTGTGAATTTAGTTGAAAATAAAATTTTTTGATGGTATTGATATTGAGGCTTTTCGTAGTGTTGTTTCAGGAGAAAAGGAAAAAATGATTAGACTCTTTGTTCAATGTAAACATTGGAAAAAAAATAATATACCTCCTGGCGTCGTCCGAGATCTTCTTGGTGCTAAAGAATTAGAAGATAAAGAATATGAAACAGAATTAATGATTATCACTTCAAGTAGGTTTTCTAGCGGTGCAATTATAAAAGCCAATGAAAAAGGGATAAAATTAATTGACGGAAATGATCTACTAAAATGAAGTGGACTAAGTATTTTCATTACCCGCCGTCAACTCGGTCTACGACCGATGGCTTAAGAACTTATGATATAGGTAACGAGAAGTTACCGAGTGTTACGACTATTCTTGGCGCGACCAAGACTCAAGAGTCTAAAGATTCTATTGCCAATTGGCAGGCGAAGGTTGGCATGGATCAAGCGACAAGAATCAGGGATCAAGCGGCTAGTCGCGGGACCAACATGCACAAGCACTTAGAGGCTCATGTTTTAGGTGCAGGTCATTTAGATTTAACGCCAGAAGGCAAGATTGCAAAGTCTATGGCTGATACGATAATTGCTAAAGGATTCAATGATTTCCAAGAAGTTTGGGGTAGTGAGGTAGTTGTTTACTATCCTGGTTTATACGCCGGAGCAACTGACGTTGTCGGTGTCTATGATTATGAAGATAGTATTATAGACTTTAAACAAAGTAATAAACCAAAACGTAAAGAGTGGATCCATGATTATTTTATGCAACTCGGAGCCTATGCGATGGCTCATAACTATGTGCATAAGACTGAGATTACTCAGGGGGTAATATTGATGTGTACTCCTGATAACTATTTCCAAAAATTTCAAGTGAAAGGGAAAGAGTTTATTAAATATCAACATCAATTTTTAGAAAGGGTGAGTAAATACTATGAACAACAAAATAATTAAGTCTGTTACTAACAGAATCTTAAGAACGATGATGGTTGAGGAGAAGGAATTAAGACTCTTATTGAGTACAGAAACCGATGGAGTTCCGGATAGACAACTCGATGGGTTGTTTATTAAAATCGAGCAGCTTTTAGCTCGGATCTCGAATAATCAGAACAAGATTATATTGCTTCAAGACCTGAAAGATGAATAGTGTGACATATATGTCACACATTTGTGCCTTAATCTTGCCACAAGTGTCCGGCGACAAGCGACTGGGATTTTATAAGAAGTGAGGTTTTATGCGGGTGATCACGAATCTATAGGTTCTCAGGAAAACTGTTTTTTGCAAATCAGCACTTTCACTTGTTCGTGATCTGGTGATTTCGTGATCAGTGAGGAATACCAATGGTTTTAGAGCATTTGCTTAAATGAGCCTTGTGATCCAACACTTATTGAGCATAGGGGCCGCGCGGAACTTTTGGTTCCTAAAATATGGTAAAATGTTTTGAAAATGTTATAGGGGTAGGGTATGATAGGAAGAAACAAGAATTGGACCGGTCCTTCTGACTGGATCAAAGAGTTCAATAAGAAGCATAACCCAGGAATCTTTGAAGATGAAAAGAAAACGAACCAAAAGAAAATCCAAGAGAAGAATCACAAACAAAAGAACAATCCCCCTGAATTTAAAATCTTTAGGGTCTGATATATCTAAATATCCGTTTGTCCAAATAGAGTGGCTAGATATTGAAGGGGATTCGGGTTGGTCTAGTACAAGATCATTAAACAAACTTAAATTACCTGTTTGTGTATCTAAAGGTTATCTGGTAAGTCAAAAACAAGGTGTTACTAGAATCTTTACTGATTTTATAAAAACAGCGGATAAAGAAACATTTGAAACTATTGGTAATACAACCATCATTCCAACATCGGTCATTCAATCTATTAAAAAGATTTCATAAAGAAGATTTAGAGGACTAAGATAGTATAGGTTTAGGTTTCTTATCTATGGGGTCTTTGTCTTTAGATTTTGGATCTAAAAGTAGTGTATTGTCATCCATAATCGTGGATATTCTTTTATTTAATTCGTCTTCAGACAAGTCTTCAATCTTACCGGTTCTAATAATTTTTTGTTCAATATATAATCCAGCCGCAGCTCCTCGTGCCTTTTCTGCATTGGCTGCAGCAGAAAAAGATTTAGATTTAGTTGCTTCATCTCTAATTTTAGCTAGTTCAGCGAGATGTCCACCAAAAGAGATGCCATATTTTTTATATTTTTCTTCTCGTAGTTCTCCTATGTGTTTAAACACCAAGGGATAATATTTTGGATTCTGTAGTGCACTGGATTTTGCTCTAAGAGTTGCATTGTCCCCTTCATAGCCAGCGTCTTTAGCACACTCATAAGCATACTTATGTCCTTCGTGAAATACTAATAAATCAGCAAACTTACGTTGCATTATTGTTAGTCTTACTGGGAGTCCTTGTTTTTTTTTTTGTGGTAGATTGTCCATGATTGACAATATAGGTACAATGTCTTATAAAGTCAAATATGAAAGATAATCAAGAAAACTTAGATTTAACTAAGAGAATTGAGGAACTAGACAATTCATTGTCTATTGCCCTTGATATTAATGATACATATCAAAGGGAAAGTAAAGTTCTTAAGAAGAGAGCAGAAGAAGCTGAAGGCGAGAACACAATCATAAAAGGAATTGGTCAGAACTCTCCTGAGATGAAAGCTTTACAAAAAGAAGTTGAAGAATTGAAGGCGGAATTGGCACGGGTTAAAGAGGATCATCAGTACGACAATATGGTTCATAAGCGTGAATTAGAGTCTGTCAAAAATCCAGTCCCTAAATTACGAAGGAAAGGTTTTTAATGCTTAAAGGTAGAGATTTAATTAAGAGATTTAATTACGATCTTCGATCGATTCGTAGGTCCAAAGAAAGGAAGTATGGTGGCTCAAGATGCTCGAGTTCAAGTCCGAACTCCAGATGGAAAACATTATGATGTTATGGGTGTGAATTTAGTTGAAAATAAAATTTTTGGTGCTAAAGAAACTCATAGAATAGTGATTACAACTCATGAAGAAGTAGCGAAAATGGGTTCACCAATTAAACTTTTGTAAGCATCTGTTATTGTCATTATTTTGATGAAACCCGAAACAAAATTATGGCATGAGCTTAAAAGAATTACACCTAAAATATCGTGGACAAGGATTGAAAACACTAGCGTTTTCGGTACTCCTGATCTATTGGGGTACAATACTTTTGGCCACTTTTTTACAGTAGAGTTAAAAATAACAAGTGGTAACCGACTTCGCTTCAGTCCACATCAAATTTCATTCCATATTCAACATCCGAACAATACTTTTATACTAGCAAAACAGCCCAGTCAGGCTGCTTGCAAACTGTTTCCAGGTACTTGTATCTTGTCCCTTGTTAAGGACGGATTCAAGTCTCAAGACGCTTGTTGCTTGTCGCTTGAAGCTTGTGGACTTTTTTTCCAATCACTTGGCGCTTGAAGACTCGCGTGCTTGTTGCTTGTCGCTTGCAACCTCAGGTTGTGCTTGAGGCTTGGGGCCTCTAAATATGGGAGCATGCGGCTTGCTGCTTGTCGCTTGCGGCTTAGTATTATATTTCATCTTCCATTTATGATCTTGAAAAAACCAGGTCATTAGTGCAGCGGATATGCAACGTTGTTTACTTCTTTATTCCAGCATTGTCTACAGCTGCCACATTCGTTGTTGGTCTCCTGAGCGGGGCAGGTTTTGCCTGCCCTTACTACAGTTGACGTATGGGGCCAGAACTTGACTGGCGCCTGGTCAATCATATGCGAGGACATACGAATTATTAAATTTTTTGGAACTACAGCTGGATCCATCAGCGTCAAGAGCTTAGCCTCACGCGTGGGCATCCAGTGCTGCACCTGCTGCGTGGCGTTGCACACTTCAAAAATATTTGTTAAATGCTTGGCGCTCTGCAGGTCCCCGGAGTCATGCCACCTGAAGAAGGGCACCTTGAGACTGTAATGAGCTACCAGCACAGTCATGGCTTCCACCCATTGCGGATGTGTTAAAGAATTCAACCTACGGTTGAGCGCATCTTTTACATTCGCAAATCTATATCGGCCCTTCATGGCGTAGCAGCCTGAACAGACTGAGCCCTCCACGGCTTGGAGCTTGACACCTGTCACGCATTCCCAGGCCGGCAGGTTATATGCATAGCCCGGCATCTTAGACGGGCTCGAAAGGCCGCCAGTTATTGCTTTCGCTTCTTTTAAA